TGCTCTAGAAATTGATCGTGAGATTCTCAACGACCTCGTCACAGGCGCGAAGGCATCTACGTATTACTGGTCACGTGCTCCAGGCTTGTTTGTTAACAAGCAGACTGGTGCTGAACTCGGTGCATCCGCCGCGGCTCCGGACTTCACCGGTACGGTAAGCGAGTGGTACGAGACTCTCGTCGAGACCATTAACGACGTGTCAGCTCAGATCCACAGAAAGACTCTTCGCGGTGGAGCTAACTTCCTGGTGACGTCACCTGAAGTTGCTAACATCCTTGAGTTCACTTCTGGTTTCCGTGCTAGTGTCACGCATGATGCTGATAAGGGATCCGTTGGTGCTGTCAATGTTGGCAGTATGTCACGCAAGTGGGATGTTTGGGTTGATCCTTACTTCCCGAGAAACCTTGTTCTTGTCGGCCGTAAGGGTGGCAGCTTCCTGGAAAGTGGTTTTGTGTACGCTCCGTATGTGCCTCTACAGGTCACTCCGACAATCTTCGGTACTGAGGATTTCGTGCCCCGCAAGGGTGTCATGACTCGGTACGCCAAGAAGATTGGTCCGACCTGATATGTATGGCCTCGTTGTTGTACGCGGACTCCTTGGTGAGGAGGGCTCTAGCTAATCACTAAAGCTTGATTGATCTAACCCCGTCTTGGTTATACCTTGGCGGGGTTTTTTTTGACTTTTGAAAAGCCGGCAAGCCAAAAAAATATTGCTGCTAATTTTTGAGATTTTGTTATATTAATTACTATTTACATTACAACTTGAAATTATTCTCCTTGGTCGAGGCCACTGACCTTTGAAGAAACATAGCCGAAGTGGCTGGTTATGTTTCGTGATTAAAATCAAGTTATTGCAATAACAAAAAAAAGGAGAAACAAAAGATGGGAAACAGAAGACTTGGAGCAAAAAGAATTAATGCTCTCATGGGAAGTAATTTAGCAGAGGACAACAGCAACGCAACCGCGACTGCTATGAAAAATGCTGTTGTGTCAAACACGATTACAAGAAGAGGCTCGGAAATCGTAACTGAAATTTGTGTCGATCTTGGCACACCGTTAGCAGTTATCGCCAGCACACAAAATCAACCTGCCGAGGGAGGCGCCGATTATCAACAAATTATTGGCGTTTCTAGTAGTTTGCCGACACACCAGCCCAGTTATCTGACGCGTCTTACTCCAGCAGTTAATGGGTACATTATTGCAGCGGAAATGATCTGCACTGAGCTGCCCGTCGACGGCGAACTCGATATTGATCTCTGGACGAGTGACATTGCCACCGGATCATATAGCGGTTCTGCCCTCGGTATGACCAACGGCGCCGCGCTCATCGCCCCCGGTGGCGACTGGTCCCTCGGCTCGGTGGATAACTACGGTGCAGACATCGAAGACGCCAAGCTCGACAGTGGTCTAGACAGCCAGTACGTATACCTGGTTAACGGCGCGGCCTCGGCCGCCTCGGCTGCAGCTGTTGCCGGCGGAGCAGGCAACTTGGGTGCGGAATACACATCTGGCAAATTTGTAGTTAGGTTTACCGGTGTGCGTGACTTTGACGACAAAGCTTAACAGGGGGTTGAAATATGAGTTATCGTAGAATTGTTAAAACGATCCGTGATCGTCAACAAGCAACTGATCCGCCACCTGTTGTTGAGAAAGTGAAACCCAAGGCGAAGCCAAAGGCGAAGCCTAAAGTGAAGCCTAAAGCTGGTATTTTTACGAAGAAAAAAGAAGAATAACATAATTAAAATCATGTTATATAACCCTGCCTTGGACATTCCAGGCAGGGTTTTGTTTTATAGAACACCATGTCTACGGGATAATTCATTATCTCCCAACTATTTATATTGATAGGAGACCCAATGAATGGCGACACCAACTTTAACACCAAGCTCACAGACGTCTGCTGTGGTATTGCCTGCTACCGGGTCCTATGCTGCAGCTAGCGCGTCGGTAAATTACCCATATGGATTGTATGTCGATTCATCTTCTCAATTATACGATACTAATTTTGTTACTGGTGCTGTTGAACAAGTAACCTACATTTATAGAAAGCTCGGCGGCGAGGTACTTGATTTAGAAGTAACTGACAAGATTGTTTATTCGGCATATGAAGAGGCTGTTTTAGAATATTCCTATATTGTTAATATCCACCAATCAAAAAATGTGCTTCATAGCGCTCTAGGCGCCGCAACAGGATCATTTGATTCTGATGGCCAAAGAACAGATTTATTAAGTGGCAGCAATGTAGAATTAAAATATCCAAAATTCCACTTTAGCTATGCTAAAAGAGTCATGGATACAACTATCTCTGATACCGGACTAGGCGGCACCACACCTATATATTCTGCTTCATTTGACATTGCTCATCTTAAGCAAAATTATGATTTGCAAGCTATTATTTCAAGTTCGGCCACTGACTCTGACGCCTCTTTTTATAACAAAGTTGGTGATAAAAGAATAATTGTGAAAAAAGTTTTCTATAAGACACCGCATGCAATGTGGAGATTTTATGGCTACTACGGTGGTATGAACAGCGTTGGCAACTTGTCAACTTACGGAATGTTCTCAGATGATTCAACCTTTGAGGTAATTCCACCATGGCAGAACAAGTTGCAGGCCATGGCATATGAAGATGCCATATATACAAGAAATTCCCACTATTCATATGAAATTAAAAACAATAATCTAAGAATTTGGCCGATACCAACATCAGTTTCTCCGAAAAAAATGTGGATTGAATTCTCAGTTAAAGAAGAGCCGTGGGACATACAGTCCGATAGGCAAGATGGTCAGTCTGGCGTTAATAATATGAATACTTTGCCATTGGCAAACTTACCATATGCTAATATAAATTCAATTGGCAAACAGTGGATTAGAAGGTTCACTTTGGCTCTCGTCAAGGAAACCTTGGGGGAGATCAGATCTAAGTTCAACAACATTCCAATTCCTGGTCAAACAGTTACATTAAATGGCAAGGATTTGATTACACAAGCCAGGGAAGAACAAAAAAATCTAAGAGAAGAATTAACAAAAGTTCTTGATGAATTAACATATCAGAAGATTACAGAAATACAAAGCACCATAACCAAAAATACGACGGAAATGGTAAGGACTTATCCTTATTTTATTTTTACAGGATAGCTGATTAATGGCAGATGAAACAAACAAATGGTCACAGCCAACGCAACCACCGCCACCACTTTTTCTTGGTGAAAAAGAGCGTGATTTGGTTAAACAAGTTAATGATGAACTAATAGAGCGTATTGTTGGACAGGTGTTAGCTTATTATCCTATAGATCTTCAACATACAAATTTTCATCCACTTTATAACGAGGCAATTGTTAAAACATTTTTGCCCCCCGTCAGGATTCATGCTTTGGTTGAATTTATGGGGCAGACCACAGAAACTGATAAGTATGGCATAGATAAATCTGTAAAAATAAAGGTCCATTTTCATAAGAGAAGATTAACTGAAGATCAAAATCTTTTTGTGAGAGAAGGAGACTTTGTTGCTTATGGCGAAAATTACTATGAAATAGTAAAACTGGAGGAGCCAAAAGAGTTATTTGGTCAGGCAGATAGAAGGATTGCAATAATTGCTGAGTGCATTAAGTCTAGGGAGGGCTTGTTCGATGGCACATAAAGGCTCAATAAACGAAGAGACATCTCCAGTGGAGGTCAGTAAGTATTCTTCGACGTTGGAAGATATCGATTTTGCTGTATACAACTTCTTTGATGTTGCCATGGATCTTCGTACGAAAACTAATAAAGGATTTCGCAAGGCTCCAGTTATTTGGTCTGGGTCGGAAAGAGCGCATAATATAAAAAATGATAAAATCAAGAGGGATGCAGTTGGACAAATAATCTTGCCAGTAATTAGTATTGAAAGAGGCGGTGTTAGTAAATCAGAAAAAAGTCGTTCTATCCCTTACGCTTCTGTTGATCCTGTTGGGGATTTAAAAGGGGGTTTTCTCCGCGTCAACAAGATCATTAAACAAGACAAAACAAGAAACTTTGCCAACGCAGATGCGCATCGTAGAAAGGGACAAGACAATTACCCACTTTACTATAGAGGGAAGAAAAAAAATAAAAAAGTGGTTTGGGAGACATTAACAATCCCTATACCGATATATATTGACGTTGAATATAAAGTTGTCTTGAGGACCGAATATCAAGAACAAATGAACGATCTTTTGACACCAATTATTCGAAGTTCAAACGCTCATAGAAGAATTTACTTGGGCTATAAAACAAACATGTATGAAGCCTTTGTATCAGAAGACTATAATGTGGAAAACAATATATCAAATTATGAAACAAACGAAAGAAAATACGAAACAACCATTACCATGAATGTTTTTGGTTATTTAATAGGCGATGGTAAAAATCAAGTACAGCCTAGGGTCGTGAGAAGAGAAAATGCAGTACAAATACGTTTTGCAAGAGAAAGGATAGTAGTTCAAGATGAGAATGGTGAATTCAGATTTTAAAGGATTTTGTAGAGTAGCCAGACTATTTATTAAAGAAAAAAGTTTATAAAAATTAAACTAGCTTGTGATAAGGAGCAAAAAACATGTCAGTTGATAAATTTAAGTTTGTATCTCCAGGTGTTTTCATCCATGAAATTGATGAATCAATACTTGAGCCCTTGCCAGAGAAGATGGGCCCCCTGGTCATCGGTCGTTTTCAAAAAGGACCAGCTAACAGACCCACTAAAGTAAGCTCATTCAGGGAGTTTGTTTCTATTTTTGGATATCCTTCTTCTGGCAACTCTTCGGGTGATATATGGCGTACTGGCGAAATGACTGCTCCTACATACGCCGCATATGCCGTACAAGCTTGGTTAAAAAATAATAGTCCATGCACAGTATACCGCTGCCTGGGCGAGCAGCGCGCCGACGCCGAGCCCGGCACAGATGGAGAATCTGGCTGGTCGACAACTAACACTTTTTCAAATGGAACGGGATCTTCAATTGCTAATGCAGGCGGCGCCTATGGTTTATTTATTATGCCTAACCCGGATTTGCAGGATACAACAACGACCTCAATTGGAACAGAATATTTACTGATTAGTGGTACTGCTGATTCAGGCGATGCCTGGAATTTCGCCGGCCCCATAAGCGGCACCCTGATGGGTGCTAATTATTCTTTCTATGTGCCATATGGCGCCGGCGCTGAGCTGGACAAGAATACAACAACAATCCATATTACTAGCTCACACGACGCCGACGGCGTCGCGGCCTCGCCCGCCGCAGGCCAAATTTTTATTTCTGGTAGTTCCAACTTAGAGTTACAGTCCTCACTAATAGCGGCTATTAATGGTACAGCGGCCGACGACGTTACCTTTGGCAGCGGCCGCTCCACAGGTATCCCTGGCATTACTGCCACATCCGGATCCGGGCTGTCGGTTACTCTTACTGCCACAAAAGCGGGTGTCTATGGTTCTCAGATTACTATTACTGGCTCCGCGGGTCTCGTGACTCAGGGTGGTACATTGGA